GTCTTTGTTGCTCAGTAATACGCCAGCGCAGGTAGCGTTGCATAGTCGCGATCATTCGAGGCGACTCCGCAGCTATCTGCGATGGTGCGACCTTCCACTCAAACGACAGGTGCGCTATGAGCCAGTGGAAGGATTGCTCTCCAGGGGGACAATCTCTTCACTATCCACACCTTCAACTGACTCGACCGAGGTGATCCAAGTATCGAAGTCATCCTTGGTTTTGCCAGTGCGATTTAGAACATGCCAGGCTAACCAGACGAAGTGGGTGTAGCGGACATTATCCATGTCGCTGAATACAGTGAAAGACTTGTCGAACTTATTTTCGAATGCAATCAAGTCAGGAACAGACGCTTCTACATCTGCTCCCGACTTGTTTGGGTATGAGACATGGAGTTTGACCTTCATGACAGGGTGCTCTCTTTCTTTAGTTGGTTATGCCGTAGCGCGTGTGACAGTTCCGCTTAGAGGCCATGATACAGATAGCGTAGCAAGGTCTCCAACGGATGAGGCGAATGGTTGGTATTGATTTACCAAGCAAGTCACAGTGTAAGACGGATTGGTGCTGGTAACACCAGTTCCGTTTGGAATGATAACAACAGTTGCGATTGTGTTGAGTAGTGGGTAAAGCACTGCATCAACAGAGCCGGCACCAAAATCCTGATGGAAGTTCAGAGAGATAGTGCCTGTCTTTAGACCACCAACGCGAGTCCTGTAGTCAGAACCAAACGCTGTGGTTTCCACATCATCCGACTCAAGGTTTAGTTCTACTGAAGCCAGCGATGTGCTGAAGTCAGTTCCTGCCACCTTGATGTTGTAATTAGTGGCAACAAACTTGGCCATGCTTGTTTCCTTTCTTATGCATAGACAACGACTGAAAACTCAGCCGCTAAGTAATCAACATCACCAACGGAGAGAGCCTGATAGGTTCTCAAGTCGGTGACCCTGAGTGTTTGAGCCTTTCCGCCGAGGGATCGGTCGGACTCAATCGCTGTCTTGATACTGGTGCTCCCGGTCGGATTACAGTAGGCATCCAGCGAATTCTGTGCGGATCGTTCGGCTGCTCTATGAACGACTACTAATACAGTGAATGCATATTCGTCTAGTCCACGAGCGAATGCCGAGTCAAAGGTAATGGTTTCTGGTGTAACGATTGCGATGGGTGGGTTCACTTGATCGGGGATTAGATCAGCGGTTCGCAGTCCCGTAATAGTCGCTAGGTTGGTCTTTAGACCGGAGCGCAGTTCGGAAAAGGTAGCCATCAGCCAATTCCATTCATCTTGCGGTATGGCTCGACTAGCTGTGCCACATCTGGATCAAGTCCTCGACCGACACGCATAGCACCCATCTCACCAAAGCCAGCTACTCCTAGAGGGCTGTCGAGTCGCTTAAAGATACGAGAGGCTTGGATCACAGTAGCCTGGGTGACATTCGTAGGAACACCGCCGGGCCAGCCAAATACTCCAGTCACTTGAACTGTCGCTTCGCCATAGTCATCTGATGGGAACAGGTAGTCACCAATAGCACGAATGCGAGTGTAAGGCCAAGCCTGACCTTCGGTTCTGCCATTGAGAGGTTCTAGCTGGATGTCGTTTACACCCCAAGTGGTGTCATAGTTTTGGTCAGCATCGCTGGATGTCTTTACTGTCACAGTGCTACTAGATAGATCATCGATCTGTACCACATAAGGATTGTCGGGAGCATAAACCTTTACAGCCGTGCCTTGAGAGTAGAAACTGCGACCGCAGTATCCATCTATCAAACGCGAGGCTGATTCGACTGCCATTTCTAATAGTGCGTCATCCACATTATCGGAGATGCGTAGAGCAGCCTTGACTTGGTTCAGGCTTGCATAGCCGTTAGTTATTGCCATGTGCTCCTTCACTTTCCATTCGACATCATCCAATCCACAGTTCTGTGTAAGCCTTCCTCAAGCGAAACAGTATTCTTATGATCTAGGTCTTGCTCAGACTTTGATACATCCACGACCTTATCTTTGGTGGTTAAAATTTCAGTTTCTCGGTATTCGATCAGGTTTCTGTCAGCCTTTGTGTAGTCCCAGATAATATCAACAAGTGTCTCAATATCATGGTGCTCTTTGCTTCCAATATTGTATGTCTCGCCAGGGATAAAGTTCTCAGCTATGTTGGCAAGAGTTCGACAGCAATCCTCAAGATAGGTTGAGGTGCGAGTGTGATTGCGATAAACAGTCACAGGCACACCTGTAAGAGCGTGATAAATAAACTTACAGTTGACGCTTCGGTAAGGATGATAGAACTCGCCGGGGCCATAGGTATTGAACAAGCGAACAATCACGGACTCGGTGTTGTGCTTGATCCTTGAGTTAGCGATCTGCTGTTCATTAACCCACTTGGACAAGGCGTAGTCGTTCATCTGTTTGAGTTCTACTTTGTCCATGATGTCCTCACGCATCAAGCCAGGCCAGTCGCCATAGACCTCTGATGATGAGAAATGCACAAGTCGGAACCCATGCTCCTCTTGAAGACGAATGATGTTCTTAGTACCAATGGCATTAGTACGCCAGACCTGCTCGTAGAAGTCCTCGCCATTCCATCGACCGAACTCAGCGGCCGCGTTGTAGACCAGATCGAAAGAACCAGCCTTTGAGATCACTCGTTCTAGCTGTCGAAAATCACCAATATCACATCGCGTGTAGCTGAAGGCTGTGTCAGCCATCGGATGTTCCCAACCGATCTCGCCGACATCATGGGTTAGGTCAACACCGAATACATCGTGTCCGCGCTCTCGCAATATCTGCACCAGCCATTTACCCACTGTGCCATTACTGCCAGTTACTAAAATCCTCACGCTAGTTCCTCTCTCGTAATTCTTTCGCATAAGCACGGATCTGATTGTCCGCCCATTGCCTAGTCTCTGGTGCTAATCGAACACCCGATCGAGTCGTATGTTCTGTGCCTACATCGAAAATCACACGCAGAATGTCCGTCTGATAAACCTTTACACCAGCCTTTGCTGCCTTCATGTAGAACGCCCAGTCTGACCAATAGATCTCGCGATCAAATCCACCGACTCGTTCGTAAAGACTCTTAGTCATCGGGGCATTGCCTGGCAGTGTGATCGTGTTAAAGATCTCGTCAGGGTTCCAGTATCCACTCCAGATACTGTTATGAGGAGCCATGATGCAGCCGTCTATTACTAGTTCAGCCTCAGCTAGATCGGCCTCATCAATAGCATTCAAAGCCCTGGGTAGAAATACATCGTCAATGCAACAGGTAGCCATCCACTTTTGATTAGATGACCTGTAAGCCTTGTCCCAAAAGTCATTGAAGTCGAGATCGTTCGGGTTATCCACAACCACAAGGTTCAAAAACAGATCAGTAGGCGCGTGCGATTTGACTACTTCTTCGTTGATTAAATCAGTAACTATTGTGACTTCATCCGGTTTGCGCTCTAGGCTAGAAACTGCTTCCCACCATTTTGGGATGAATCGGGTGTAGTTGTCACCCCAGACAGTAGTTACTATTCCAATGGTCGTCATGGGAGTGCCACCTCCCACCATCGCCTTGATGCTTGAGATAATAACTCAATCAGGTGATTCCGTTCATTCCATCTTGGCACGCTAGTGAATCCAACATTCTCATTGGTTATTACCCAACAACCAGAAAGGACTGCCTCGATCGTAGCGCGGCTCTCCGATTCAAAGCCTAGGGGTAGATGCACATAGTATCGAGAGACTGCCATCGCAGCTAAAACTTCACTGCGCGGCTTATTGGACATTCGTACCAAAGGGATGTTTTCTTTGGCTGCCCACATAGCTGCGGCTTGTGGCCCCTTTAGATCATGCATTCGTTGTGCCCAGATTGCTTGCTCTATCTTTTCGCCGACCCAACAATCGTCTGGATTGATCGGGGACAAGACATGCTCAACACGCGTAGGCTCACACCACTTGCGTTCTACCTCTTCGTGTGCCGGAGTATGCACTATGAGTACGCGAGCACTCTCCAGGAGATTCTTTCGAGCCTGGCTTGGATTTTGCTGATGATGAATGAAAACAGTCGGATTGTGAGCCGCCAAGATAGTCATGGCTTCCTCAGTCAAGAAATCTGTTCCCGTAATAATTATGTGATCTGCATCCAGAGCCTTTTCCCAATGCCCAGGGTGATGCACTATCACTTCGACATCTTTAGGTTTAGCAGCTAGAAGTTCGGCATCAGTCATCTCTGCGCCACCAGCGTATTTGCCAGGCAGCCAATAATCTGGAACTGCGGCATCTGCTTCTCTGGGTAGATGATGACTTACCCAAGCAACTCTCATGCCGTCTCCTGTAGATATGCACGAACGAGAGGTTGCCAGTTTTCTTGGTACACCTTGTCGGCATCAAACTGAGCAGCGAAATCCACAGCCTTTTGAGAGACGCCTTTGCCTCGATCATAAGCCTCTCCAAGAGAGGCGACTATCGAAGGCACTGAAGGCATGTGTAGCCAGGCATTCTGAGTAGGGTTCCAGAAAGGCTGTCCCTCTACCAACCAGCCGTCTCCTACCAGTTCTGGTTGAGAGGTAGCGTTGCTTACGATGACAGGCGTTCCGCAGGCTTGTGCTTCAATCACAGGGATTCCAAACCCTTCGCCCATAGAAGGTGCCAGTAATACATCTGCCGCGCTGTAGATAGCCGCTAGGGCTTCCTTGGGGTATCCCAAGCGCAAGGCGTACTGATCAGCAAAGAGAACCTTATCCTCTAATCCTAGAGCCGCAATCAGTTTGCGTAGATTGATCCCACCCATAGTGCCGATGTCCTCGGTGTGGATGTAAAGCCTTGCGTCAGATCGAGTAGCTGCAAAGATGCTGAAACCTAGCAAAGCCTCACCGAAGGATTTTCGATTTGGCAAAACACCCTTGTTTGCCGAGTTCATCATGACGATGAAGTGATCCTTAGTCCAGCCCATCAAGTCATTTCCCGATAAAAGGTCGCCACGATCATCGGTGAAGGTAGGAGTAGGTTGATACACCTTCTCAATAGCATGAGGGATGTAGATACTCTCCACACCTTCGCGTGCCAGCATATTTTGACCATGCTTGGACATTGCTATCGGTCTGACATTTGGTTTACGCAGCCAGTTCATAACCTCTGGGGGACAAGGCGTATGATCGACTGGCACCCAAGAGTGAACAATATGCTGATCCCACATCTTGCCTTTGAGTACCCAGACATCAAATAGCGTTACCAGCATCGGTTTAAGGTCAGGATTGACCATGCTCCAATGCTGTGCGTGGGCTGTTACCACATCGTTTGAATAAGGATCATAACCCCTAGGATAAACAGTTATGTCCCCAAAACCTTTAGGTAATCCGCCTTCATAGCCATAGTTAGAACTAACAGCTACTGCGTGACCATCTGCTACTAGTCGGTTGGTGACTTGCTCAGTCTGTTGTCCGTAACCTGTAGCTGCGTGAGGGCTGTTGGAATACCAGAGGATGGCAGCCTTACTGCTCGCTCCATTGGTAACGCCCTGTTGTTTTCCACTAGATAGGTCGCCCACTCCGTTGGTAGATCGACCACTTGATTTTTGATTATTACGAGCACTCTTGCTCACCATTCATCCTTTTTCGCAGGTTTTTGCAGGGAGGATGGGTGCAGCACCCTGCGTTGCCGCACCCATCCGGTCTAGCATTGATGATACTAGGCAGTGCCACCAATGAAGTGTTTAATGTGGCTTGTCTGAGGCAAGTTGCCATCCAAGCGGATGGTTGCTCGGAAAGTCACTAGATCGCTGGAGAATGCAAAATCGTCTGAACGATCCAAACGGATGCCGCCCACCTGGCGTACGAAGTACGATGGGAAGTGTCCGGCTGCGACAGACTTAGCATTTAGACCAGTGTCAACAATGGCTGGGTTTTCATAAAGTGGATAACCAAGCAAGGTGTCTGGAGTACCTAGAGCCAATGAAGGCTGGAATAGGTATTGACCATCATTGTCCTTCAACTTGCGAACCTTACCGATTGATGCGCCATTCATCATGAAGCCGAAGCCTGGCAGACGACGGGCAGCACCATCTAGTGAGTAAAGCAGGTCGATTAGGTTATCTGCAGTGAATGCACCTGTTACACCAGTGCCACCAGTTACACCGAGAGAGGTCTTGGTCATCAAGCCGTTAGGCTCAACTGTTCCAGTTCCAACTGTTAGTGCGCTGTTGACTGAGTAGCCCATTGCATTACCAGTCTGGTCTGCAATGAAGGCAAGAATGTCTACGCCAGCATCCTCGATCAATTCACGAGAAATCTGTGTGATGAATGCGTACTTAAACGCGCCCAAGGTCACGAATGAATTGAAGATTGGATCGCTTGCGCCGATAACTGAACCTTGTGAGAAAACAGTTCCTGCTGAGTAGGTGCTCAACGATGGAATCTGTAGGTTCTCTCCACCTTGGGTGTTAAGGACAGTTGATAGGTCTAGCATTGGGCCGACTAGGCGAGCCTTCAGAATAACCTGATCGTAGA